AGATTGCAAATCAGCTCGGCATAAAGGCCGAACAGCCTGGTCAAAACAGATTCGGCAGATGGGCCAATTCAAAATCACGATACAGTGACAAAGAAGTTGCACAATGGCTTTATTCGGAAGACGGGCTGAATGCAATCAGAAAGGGGATGATCAAATGAACAATACTGTTATGCAGAATCTAAAAGCTGAAGTGACCATAACTATTCCAAAGGACATGGTTTTGGTCAATCGGGTCGATTATGAAGACCTGAAGCGGCAGGCTGAAGAGGTCAAAACGTGGTCCGTCGCTGATTTCAAACGGGAGTTGGATATCCCAAAGAATGTCACATGGATTAAAGAATGCCTCCTCAAGCCCAACATCAGCGAAATCAAAAGCTGGTGCACCTTAAAGGAGGGAAGTGGTGGGAGAACAGGAACTGTAATCCTGTCTACCGGGGCTAAGAAGTGGTATAAGGAATTCTTCCCGAAAATTGACTGGGAAGAAAAAATTTGCGAATAGGAGGATTTAGTATGTCGCCAATAAAAATAACGATTGATCAAGAATATGTCGAAAACTTGGTCAATAGCAGAATCGATGATCTGCTTAATCAAGATTTGTCAGGCATTACATGGTCGCTCGATGAATTCCGCAAAAAGTGCTGCGGGAATAAATCCAGAGAGTGGGTAGCGCTCTATATCTTCTCGAAATTCAGCGACGAGATTACCGGGACTGATGGCTGGCTGATTCCCAGTCAAGGCAGAGGTTCACAGAACATAATCTTTGCCAAGGCTGCCAAAGAGTGGATGGAAGAAAATCGCCAGCGGATTGACTGGCGGGCGAAGTTGCCAAGATAGGAGGAAAAATAAAATGATTACAGCAAGCAACGGCGAAAGAATAATGGGTGTAACCGACCCTGAAACGGGAGAATTTACCATCGCCAAAGTAGTTGACGGGAAAGACGGCCGGCCGAGGTCGGCAAAGCTAGTCCTTATGGCTGATACAAAACGCTTTAAGGCAGGCACGCAGATTTTGTTGAATAGTTCGCACGAAATTATTTGGCACAAGGAGGATGAAGAAAATGAGTGAAGAAGAAGCACTGTTCAGAGCGAAAATGATGGAGAAAAACCACCGTGCTTTGATGAGAATCAAAGATAAAGAGATTGCAGATTTGAAGAAACAACTGGAGGAAGAAAAATGAAAAATTTGTCAGGCGTTAAAAAAGAACGCGAAGCTTGGCTTACGTTCTGGACTGTCGGAGACATCACGGAAAGCTGGGCATCGGAAAGAGTTATCTGCATTGCCGCTTTTCTAGAAGAACTGGATGGCGAAAAAGACGCCATCGTAAGGGGGTGATTTTATGGAAGAACAAGATCCGGAAGAAATTGTTAGAGATTTTGTCCGCAATGCTAAAAAAGCCCACAGCGTTCTGTGGGCATTTGACCAGCTTATCTTGCAAGACAGCAAGTGGTGGAAACCTCATGCTGCTTTGCTAAAAATGCTGACTGAATTTGACAAAATCGACATAGACTAAAAAAGCCGCCCGATATAAGGGCGGCACAGAATTAGCACGTGCTAAGTATAGCACACTTTAGGAGGAAATAAAAATGGAAATGAATCAATTGCAGAAGCAACAAACACAAAGAAGCATTACATTCAAGGCAAACGGCGATGACGTGACACTTTCTCCAAGCATCGTGAGGGACTGTCTTGTCCGCGGCAATTCCAAAGAAGTTACCGGACAGGAAATTGCGATGTTCCTTAACCTGTGTAAGTTTCAGCATCTTAATCCGTTCCTGAATGAGGCCTTCATTGTCAAATTCGGAGATAAGCCCGCACAGCTTATCACGTCGAAAGAGGCCTTCATGAAACGTGCTGAGTCTCATCCTCAGTACAACGGCCTTAAAGCGGGCGTAATTGTTGTGAATAACAACGGGGTTGAGTTCCGCAACGGTGCCTTTACAGTACCGGACTTTGATCAGCTTGTCGGCGGCTGGTGTGAGGTGTACCGCAAAGACAGGGATATTCCCGTCAGGGTGGAGATTTCGCTTAGTGAATTTTCCAAAGGTCAGTCAACCTGGAAGACCATGCCGGCAACGATGATCCGGAAGACGGCCATCGTGAATGCCTTGCGCGAAGCGTTCCCGGAAACTCTCGGTGCGCTCTACACGGAAGATGACGACGGACAAATGCAGATGCAGCAGACAAAGAAGCAGGTGCAGGCGACCGAAAACAGCAAGGCCAAGAACAAGGCTGACGCCCTGATTGCACAGGCGATTGATCCGGAACACGTTCAGCAACAGGAAACGGAAGAATTCCAACGCGAACCGCGCCCGGTAGATTTGTTCAATCCGGCAGAAGAATACTCAAAAGGAGAATAAAAAAATGGAACTTACAGCGGAAAACTACTACGATAACGCGACAAGCTTTGACTACATGAGTACGTCGCTCTACAAGGACTTCCGAAAATGCGAGGCCTTTGCCCTGGCGAAACTGAACGGAGAATACATGCCCGTCATGGATCCTACCGCTCTTCTTGTAGGGAACTACGTGCACAGCTACTTTGAGAGCGAGGCCAGCCACTCTGCATTTATCGAGAAAAACAAGGACGCAATGATGACCAAGAGCGGTGCGCTTCGTGCTCCGTACAAGGTCGGCGACAACATGATTAAGTGTCTGGAGGCTGATCAGGTGTTCAATAACCTGTACAGTGTCGGCGAGAAGGAAGTGATTGTGACTGGAGATATCTTCGGCCATCAGTGGAAGGGTAAAATCGACAGTCTCAATCTTGACAAGCAGTACTTCTGCGACATCAAGACCACGGCAGACATTCACAAAGGGTTCTGGGACAAGGATGAGCGTCGCAAGGTGCCGTTCATCAAGGCATACGGATATTACCTTCAGATGGCGGTATACACCGAGCTCATCAAGCAGACGTTTGGCGTTGAGTGCCAACCGTTCATCTTCGCGGTGTCAAAGCAGACACCATGCGACCATGACGCTTTCAGTTTCAATTCCGAACAAGATCAGGAGTATCTTAAGGAGGCTCTGGAAGATGTCAAGGAACATCAGGATCATATCGCCGACCTGATTGCCGGCAGAACTGAACCGGAGCGGTGCGGTCATTGCGAGTACTGCAGGGCGACGAAGCAAATCACGGCGTTCACAAGTGCCGCGGATATTGAAGTTGAGTAATGAAGTTTGGGCAGTGGCCGTATGACACCGGACGGGTGGAATGCCCGAATCGGAAAGGAAGGAGAGATAGTCATGAGAGTGGAGAAGATGAAGCGTAGCGGATTCACAATCATCAATAACGGCGTGCTTAATAACACCCAACTGAGTTGGAAGGCAAAGGGTTTGTTTGCTTATTTGTGGTCCCAAAGTGATTCATGGGATTTCTACGAAGTTGAGGTTCTGAAGCATTCTACTGACGGGAGAGCTTCGCTTAGAGCGGGGCTAAAGGAGTTAGAAGAGCACGGATATCTTAAACGATATCGAAACAGGGATGATAAAGGAATTCTTCGTGAAAGCAAGTGGATTTTGTCTGAACAGCCTATGTTCGATTTTCCAAAGTTGGATAAACCTACATTGGATTATCCTACATTGGATAATCGAACACTAACAAATACTAACCAAAACAATACTAACTTAAACAATACTAACTTAAACGAAGACGCAGCCGTTGAACCAAATGTAGTTAACATAGAGGATCAACCGAAAGAACAGACAACCGACTGCGGCGGCTTCGCCAAGGTAGTCGACTTTTATAAGACCAACTTCGGCATGCTTAACAGCTACATGGCGGAAGAGCTGAGACAGACGTACGACGAGTGGAGCAGCCAGTCTGAAGAGCCTGGTGGAATCATCATCAAAGCAATGCAGATTGCGCTTTCGAAAAACGTTAGAAATTGGAAGTTCGTCTGTGGGGTACTTCGGCAATGGGAAGGAAAAGCACGCACACTTGCTGATGCGGAAACGCTGGAAGTGGAACACAAGAACCGACAATGTCGGCAGAGAGAAGCACGTATAGTCGGGGCAGATGTAAAACGCAATAGCGAAGAGCTTGACCGGCTTGCCAAGGAACAGAATGCCGGTATCGACATGGATGCGGAACTTGCTGAAATCAAGCGGCTTAAGTATGAAATGGGAATGCAGGTATGAGTGAATTAAGGAAAGGGAGAATGAAAATGAAAAAAGCAAAAAAACAACAGGACGTTGAAGATATCCTGAGCATTATCGTTAGCAAAATTTTTATAAGGCTTATAGAGGGAGAAACATTTGGCGAGATTGCCGGCGCCGGTTACATTTATGACAATATGGTTAATTTGCTTTGTGGCATTTACAAGTTGACGTTTGAAGAAACCAAAGAAGTCATGGAGCGGTGGAAATTTGACAGTGTGTTCAGAGATTGGAAGGAGAGGTTTGGCAATGCAGATGACAAAAGGCTTCATGATTGTCGATGAAATCATGAGTGATATTGAAAATGAAGTGAAAATGCATATCGAGCATGGGTTCGAGATTGACGATGTTGTGGACAGCGAACTCAAATACGCTGACATGATATTTGTACTATGCAGTATCTACGATCTGTCGACAGCACAGTCTGAAACGATTTTCGAACGCTATGGATATGACGTACTGAAGAAATACGATTAACGGCATAATTAATGGACAAAAGGGAGGTAATACCAATGACTTATCTTGATGACTATATGAAATGGCTTGAAAAACACCGTGAAAAAAGCAACGGCTATTCTGAGCAGTTGTACAATCTGTGTGACTCGACGCGAGAATTTTCTGAAATGCTTGAAAAAGTGTTGTCCGATTACAAGCGTGAAGATGACAAGAGTGGGGCTTATGCGCTCAACTACTGCCTAGCCGACATGATGGCGGATTGCGCCAGGCTGATGCTGGCGACGTGGGGCGAGGAAGATAGAAGCAATGATTGACGGAGGGAAAGGAGAACGTATTAGTGCGAAATACACCTCATGCGGCTTCACATTTCGGAAAAAAGGTTGTCATCGACGGTCTTAAATTTGATTCGATGAAGGAAGCAAGCTTCTATCAGCTTTATCTTAAGCCGAGCGGCTACCAGTTTACCACACAGGAACGATTTACGTTGCTTGAGACATTCCCCCTGGAATTAGTCAAGCTTCGTCAGACGGTATATAAGAGCGACTTTGTCGTATATGACAAAGTCGGTTCAATCAAACACGTGTATGACGTCAAGAATGGTTATACAGAGTACGCCATAGACCAGAAGTCTAAAATAAAGTTTTCGCTGTTTGCGAGAAAGTACGGAATTCCTGTTGAGGTCGTTGTCATGCGTAAGAACTACTTCAATGTCGCTATTCTGGGCACTACGAAAAAAGTCAGGCCAGTGTCGATGGTCAACATCGATTATGACTGGCAGGACATTATCAGATAATCACACCATGGCAAACCAAACACTGCATTTGCCATGGGCACGGACCCTTAGCTCAGTCGGCAGAGCAGACGGCTCATAACCGTCCGGTCGCAGGTTCGAGCCCTGCAGGGTCCATCGCCCCTATATGCTCCGGGGCGAAAAAAAGATATTAGTCTTTGACTTTGAGAACGCAAGCATTGACGGGTTTGGATACTCACAATTGAAAACCTGAAGTGTAGCGCAAATCGGGTCATAGATAGCACGCGGGCATCATGGCCAGCGCTCAAAGCGTAACGCGTGCATAGCCGACTGATTGTTCTTGAGTCGATAATTGGTTGGCTAGCCGTTGCTAGGCATAACTCCTTTAAGAAATTAGTTGTAACGTACGGATAATCAGGCTCAAGCGTGCCGGAAACGGTCCATCTCATGATGAGGAGGTTCGAGTCCTCCGCCGGCGCATCGGAAGGGGGGAAGAAGATGAAAAACTACTTAGTGACCATTAAAATCGGCAAGGTCATCACAAACAAGCTGGTCAAAGCTGAAACTGCTGAAGAAGCCGAGAAGGAGGCGCTTGAATGCGTATCACGGAAGACTATGGACTTACCAGTTCAAAACTAGAGCATGATTTGTTGGCGAGTATTGACAAAATCATGCGGGCCGATGCCAGAAAACGCAGGAAGAAAGTGTCGGTGGTAAGGCCTGGAAGAAAGTACAGTCATGTGTGGCATGGCCAGAGTTTAGGAGGACGAAAATGAAGTACAGAAAGAAACCAGTTGTGGTTGAGGCGGTTCAGTTCACAGATACTGAAGAATCAATTTTAAAATTATCAGAATTGGGATTAGATCCAGTCCGGATTGATTACGCTGACACAGACAGCCCGATTTTAAAAATAGAGACCCTTGAGGGATTGATGATTGCGGCAAAAGGCGACTACATCATCAAAGGAGTTAAGGGAGAATTTTATCCATGCAAGCCGGATATTTTCGCAGAAACGTATGAAGAAGCAAAGGAGTGCAGAAAATATGACCAGAGAAGAATGGATTCAATTTAGCGTCATTTCGATAATTTACGTAATTTTGCACATTACGATAGAACTGATAAAAGAAAGGAGAAAAAAGTGAGACAGGATAAATATGATTACAATGAAGCAGCACGAAGATATGCTGAGAAGCTAGACCGAATTGACAGAGCTATAGAAGAAGAGCTGCGAAAGGAATTCCTGACAAAAGCAGGCAAGATATTGCTGATTGCATCGATTATTCTGTTTATGCTACCGCTGATTTTGATAAAGGAATCAGTCATGGTGGAATTACGCTTTCAGCTGGTCAGTTGTTTCGGAATGATTGCGGCAATTGCCATGATTAAGGCGGGTCGTGACTGACGCATTCAAAAGGAGTGATATTACTTGGAAGATATCTTCAAGGCAAATAAAGCATATCTTTTTCAGTATCGAAAGAAGATGGAAAAAATTCGGCGGTTGGAAGACAAGCTGGCACAGATTGACAGTGATCTTATCGTGCTCAAGTCCCCAGCCATGAGCAGCGAACCTAAATCATCGGTCAAAATAACGCTGACAGACAAGCTTATTCAAAGGGAAGAGTTGGAAGATAAAATCAACACGCTTCTCAAGTATGCACGTCAGGACAGAACAGACATTACACGATGCATTGACGCTCTCGACAATCAGAAGCAGGCGTTGGTTTTGGACCGATACTTCATCGGCCTGCAGTCTCTAGAAGAGATAGCGGACGATGTCAGCTATAGCTGCAGCTATGTCACCAAGCTTTACATTCAGGGCGTTCAGTCAATCAGTGTAGTTTGAGTGCAGTTGTAGTGTAGTTGAAGTGTAGTAAGAGTGTAGTTGGAGTGTATACAAAGTAACTGTGCATACATGCTATTATGATAACGTCGAAAAAGGCAAGAGATTAACACCCCCCTGGGGATACCATGCCAAGATGGTAAGCATCCCCCTGGAGTGCAAGTTAATCCCTTGCCTTTTTATATACCACCAGTGGAGGTGACAGCATGGTCAGAGCTGACAGACAAGGACAGCACAGGACTGCATTTGAGAAGAATAAGAAGCGTTTGTTGATGACACAGAACACGTGCGGGATTTGTGGTATGCCGATTGACAAATCACTAAAGCCGCCTGACCCGATGTCGCCGGTTGTTGATCACATCGTGCCAATCAGCAAAGGTGGTCATCCGTCAAGCATAGACAATCTGCAGCTGGCTCATTGGCAATGCAACCGTCAGAAATCGGACAAGCTATATGCTAGTGGATTTAAAAAGAAGCCTCAAGTAATCGGCAACAGGAATCTTCCGCAGTCACTGGACTGGTCCAGATACAGGGGGGTATAGCCCCCCCTCTACGGTCCGTCCGTGCTTTCCCGCCGTCACTGTACATTTTTTCTCGCGCGACATGAAAGGAGTAGATAAAGTGAGTGAATTTAAGGGTATGGGGTACCTGAAACGCAAGCTGGCAACCGTCAGACCACGGGTTCTGATGAGATACAGGCAGTATGCATCTAAATATCATGATTCCCCCGTCGGACTGACTATCCCGCCTAGCGTGCGTGATCGGTATCGTGCGGTACTCGGGTGGAATGCGAAGGGTGTTGACGCTTTGGCAGACAGACTGGTATTTAGAGAATTTGCAAATGATGATTTTGGAGTAAATCAGATTTTTAAGCAGAACAATCCCGATGTGTTTTTTGATAGCGCAGTTCTATCGGCATTGATTGGCAGCTGCTGTTTTGTCTACGTCTCTGCTGATTCTGATTCTGCTGATCCTGTGCGTCTGCAGGTCATTGAAGCGTCTAATGCCACGGGTGTCATTGACCCGATTACGGGTCTGCTAACGGAAGGATATGCCGTACTTCAGCGAGATACTGATACAGAGGCACCGCTTCTGGAAGCGTATTTCACGCCTGCTGAAACATGGTATTACCCTAAAGGCGGTTCACCATATTCAATCGCCAATCCCGCTGGTATGCCGCTGCTTGTTCCGGTCATTCACAGGCCCGACGCTGTCAGACCGTTTGGTCGGTCAAGAATCACCAGATCAGGTATGTATTATCAGCGTTACGCCAAACGCACGCTTGAGCGAGCCGACGTCACGGCCGAATTTTATTCGTATCCGCAGAAATACATTCTTGGCATGGATCCTGATGCCGAACCGATGGATGCGTGGAGAGCAACGGTTTCATCTCTTTTGAGGATTGACAAGGATGATGATGGCGACCGTCCTACTGTCGGCCAGTTCACGACCGCAAGCATGGCTCCGTTTACTGAGCAGCTGAAAACCGCAGCTGCCGGTTTTGCCGGAGAAATGGGATTGACGCTCGATGATTTGGGATTTGCGTCTGATAATCCTTCTTCAGTTGAGGCAATAAAGGCCAGTCACGAGAATCTGAGATTGGCTGGACGTAAGGCGCAGCGGTCACTGGGCAGTGGCCTGTTGAATTGCGCATATACGGCGGTGTGTCTTCAGGACCAGTTCCATTATGCACGCAGCCGTTTTGTTGATACTGAGGTTAAGTGGGAACCGTTATTCGAGGCCGATGCTAATACGCTGACGCTGATTGGCGATGGCGTAATCAAACTCAACCAGGCGATTCCGGGATTTGTGACGGGCGAGACCATCAGGGATTTGACCGGCATTCACGGCGCAGAAAACACCAAACCGCAGATCACTACACAGTCAGAGGTGGTAAGCGATGACTGATGATGTTTTGCCGGAGTTGCTGAAACTGGTCTGTGACGAATTTGAAAAGTCATATGCTGCTAACGGGATTGTCAAACAGGTGCAGAAGAAGCTTGAGGATAAGTCAGCTACATATGCTGACGCTTACGAGTACGCATATGAGGTCGGCTGCATGCTCTCTGACGCCCTGACAAAACATGTAACAAACGAATTATTGCCTAACGGTACAATGTACTACAATATTGCTCAACGGCTGTTACAGAAAACGCTGGGTACCAATTATAAACTGGTGTCTGAACTGGCGGCTGGTGTGCAGAAAGTTCTCAATAGGAAGGCGGGCTTGACCCTAGCCGCACTGAAGCCGGACATTGATCAGAATAAGGTTGATGGATTGATTGAGCGCCTGTCCAAAGGTGATTTTGAAAATGACAAGTTCGTCATGGACAGTCCGATTGCTAATTTCACGCAGTCCGTTGTTGATGACACAATTGCTAAAAACGTTGAATTCCACGCCAGCGCAGGTCTACAGCCGAAAATCGTCAGAAGATATGCTGGCAACGGCTGCAAGTGGTGTGCAAATTTGGCGGGGACGTACGATTATCCAGTTAAACAGGAGATCTATCGCCGTCATGATAACTGTCGCTGCATTGTTGAATATTTTCCGGAGGACGGAAGAGGCGTGCAGAATGCACACACTAAGGGGTGGAGAAACGAATCGAAAGTTGAACGTGAAAGGATTCGTAAATCAAAAGGCGATAATGGCTTTAGAAGAAAAGACAGCATTCAGACTGCAGCCGAAGTGGAGGCAAGGGCATTGGGATATAATCCGATTCCTACGTCGAAGGCTGTTGAGTCTTTAAGGAAAGAGGCAAGAATATGGCAAAAAGACTTGGAAGATGAAGAGATAAGGTCGATTAATAAATATACGTATAATGGCACAGATAATGATGGCAAGAAATTATTCTTCAAAATCAATGAATATTTGGAAGGCCGTTATTCCCCAAAAGATGAAAGAGAAGAAGAAATCATTTTGAGAAATGCAGACAATATCGAGGTCGGCATATCGAAATTTAAACTGAAAGATGATATAATAGTATATAGAAATGATTTTTATCCAGATCAGTTAGCTAAGAAAAATGAAAAATTTCTGAGCACATCGGTTGTTCCTGATGCAACGCTACGAAAGCAAGCTAATGTTGCGATAATAGTTCCTAAGGGTAGCAATGGTGCATATATTGAATTATTGGCAATGGATAAATACAAGAAGCAGCGAGAATTTGTTATTAATCGTAAATCTGATTTGAATTTATTAAGTGTGCAAAAAGGCATGTATATATATGAATTGAGGTGATGTTTTTATGTTGAGTGATGAATTAGCAGATAAGTATTATCGTGAGCGAATCTATGCAGAATCCAATAAGCCAGACTATACCGAAGAAGAACTACGTCTTCAAAAAGAAAGAGCGAAAAAATTAGAAGAGTATGGAAAGAAAAGACGCAAGGAACGTGAAATGAGAGCAGCCAGAAAAAAATAGCTGACTTTCATTTGTAACGTGAGGTGCAAACATGGCTAAAGATGACTATGATGTGGTTGGCTTAATCGAAATGATATTTGGCGGTTAATTAAGTTAACCGCTATTTTTATACTCTTTTTTGCCCTGTCATATGGCGTTAAACTGGGCAATACGATTGAAAGGAAGAAGGCCATGGCTGAAAAACGACTAGGCAATCAGAATCCTACTCAATCGGTAATTCTTCCATTTTCTAAATCCTTATCTGATGAAGCGATTACGATTTACGAAAAAACCGGTCTACAGAGTTATCCTTGGCAAAAGAATCTTGTCAAAGATATTATGGCAGTCGATGAGGACGGTTTGTGGGTTCACCAAAAGTTTGGCTACTCTATCCCGCGTCGTAACGGTAAAACGGAAATCATATATATCCTTGAACTTTGGGGATTGCATCACGGATTGAACATGCTGCACACGGCTCATCGTATCAGCACTTCTCATTCTTCTTTTGAAAAGGTCAAAAAATATCTTGAAAAGATGGGTTTGGCTGACGGCGAGGATTTTAATTCAATACGAACCAGAGGGCAAGAACGCATCGAACTGTGCGAAACGGGTGGAGTGGTCCAATTCCGCACCAGAACTTCTAATGGCGGGCTTGGTGAAGGTTTTGATTTGCTGATCATCGACGAAGCACAGGAATACACCACGGAGCAAGAATCGGCGCTCAAGTACACTGTTACCGACAGTGAAAATCCGATGACCGTGATGTGTGGTACACCGCCCACGCCCGTTTCAAGCGGTACCGTGTTCACAAAATATCGTGAAACTTGTCTTTTCGGTAAAGCCAAATACTCTGGTTGGGCCGAGTGGTCGGTATCTGAGGAAAAGGAAATCGACGACATCGATGCATGGTACAATTCAAATCCGTCACTCGGGTTTCACTTGACCGAACGCAAAATCGAAGCCGAACTGGGTGAAGACAAGCTTGATCACAACGTTCAACGTTTAGGCTTTTGGCCATCGTACAATCAAAAATCTGCAATTGCAGCAACCGAATGGGATGCGCTAAAAGTTGACAGTTTGCCAACCTTCCAAGGCAAACTGTTTGCCGGTGTTAAATTTGGTCAAGACGGGGCAAACGCCGCGTTGAGCATTGCGGTACATACCGCAGACAAGCGAGTTTTTGTCGAAACCATCGACTGTCAATCGGTCCGCAATGGCAATCAGTGGATTGTTAATTTCCTGAAAACTGCTGATGTGGAGCAAATCGTTATTGATGGAGCTAGCCGCCAGAAGATTTTGGCCGACGAGCTCAAAGACTATCACGTCAAAAACGTGGTACTGCCGACTGTTAAGGAAATTATCACGGCCAACTCAATGTGGGAACAGGCGATTTATCAGAAAACGTTGTGCCATGCGGGGCAGGCTTCGCTTAGAAAGGTTGCGACAAATTGTGACAAGCGTAACATCGGGTCAAGCGGCGGTTTCGGTTATCGATCGCAATTTGATGATATGGATATTAGTTTGATGGATAGCGCTTTGCTGGCGCACTGGGCTTGTGCAACGCTCAAGCCTAAGAAAAAGCAGAAAATAAGCTATTAAATGCACCGAAATGGTGCTTTTTTTATGCTCAAAATTACCGAACGCACGGGAAATGCGGAGAAAGGAGACAGTGATATGTCTGAATTTAAAACAATCGAAACGCAGGAAGAACTTGATCGTATCGTAAAAGAGCGTTTGGCGCGTCAGAAGGAGAAGTACGCCGATTACGACAAGCTCAGGGAACGCGTTGAGGAACTTGAAACTGAAAATGCTGAGCTGCATTCGACGGTCGAATCATCCAAATCGGAAAAAGGCGAGTTTGACAAGCAAATCGCAGACCTGCAGGCCAAGATTTCCGGTTATGAAACGGAGAAAATGAAAACCCGCGTGGCTTTGCAGAGTGGTTTGCCACTTGAGTTTGCCAATCGGCTACGAGGTGATGATGAAGACAGCCTGAAGCGCGATGCAGAAACACTGGCCGGATACATGCAGCCTAAGTCGGCTGCCCCGTTGAAATCGACAGAACCGGCAGTTGATGATAAAGGCTGGGCGCAGATGACGCGCCAGCTTACAGAACATTAATTTAAAAGGAGATTGATATTATGGTTGACACATTAAAAGGCGGTACAACTTTTTCACCGGAGCTTGTCACAGAATTGATGTCGAAGGTCAAGGGCTACTCAACCCTTGCAAAACTCAGCGCACAAACACCGATTCCATTCACCGGCTCACGACAGTTTGTTTTTAATTTGGAAGGCAATGCACAAATTGTAGGCGAAGGCGAAACAAAGAAGCCGGGCAAGGCAACTCTTGAATCGAAGGTTATTCGCCCCACGAAGTTTGTTTATCAGGCACGCATTTCGGATGAATTTAAGTATTGCTCAGAAGAAAAACAGATTGATTACCTTCAAGCTTTTAGCGATGGATTTGCCAAAAAGATTGCGGTTGCTTTTGACTTGGCAGCAATCCATGGCCTTGAACCGAAATCGCTAACTGATGCTTCATTCAAGGCGACAAATTCTCTTGACGGTTTGGTAACGGGCGTTGATTTTGACGCTAAGAAACAAATCGATGATCAGATTGACGCAATCGTTCAAACGGTTGTTGCCAACGACTATGACGTAACCGGGCTCGCACTTTCCCCTGCAGCTGGTCAGGCGCTGGCACAGGTTAAGGTTAACGGTGTAGTTCAGTATCCTGAATTCCGCTTTGGTCAGAATCCTGATGCATTTTACGGCATGACGTCTGATGTCAACAAGACGCTTGCGACAAAAGGCACTACGTCTGAAAACGATTATGTCATTGCAGGCGACTTCCAAAATGCCTTCAAGTGGGGCTACTCGGAAGAAATCCCGCTCGAGGTCATCGAGTACGGTGATCCTGATCAGACGGGCCGCGACCTCAAGGCAAACAACGAAGTACTGCTTCGTGCCGAGTCGTTTATCGGTTGGGGCGTGCTTGACGCGAAGGCGTTTGCACGTATCAAAGCACCGGCAGAATAGTCACCATAGATTAGCTTAGGGGGTGGTAGGGTGGCAAACTTCGCAACCATCGAAGATCTTGAAAAATTATGGCGCGTATTAAAGCCGACTGAACGCGAGCGTGCGGAAGGCCTGTTGGAGATTGTCTCTGACAGTCTGCGTGTCGAAGCGGACAAAGTAGGCAAAAATCTTGATGAACTGGCGGCCGACAGCGATGCTTATGCGAGCGTTTTAAAGTCTGTGACCGTTGATGTTGTAGCGAGAACGCTGATGACGTCAACTGATCAGGAACCGATGACACAGATGACGGAGAGCGCTTTAGGCTACTCCTACAGTGGTTCATTCCTTGTTCCTGGCGGTGGATTGTTTATCAAGGACACTGAGCTTAAGCGCCTGGGATTGAAACGTCAGAGATACGGGGTGATTGACCCGTATGCTTAAAGGAATTACAGTTATTCTCGTTGACGAGACAGAGGAATCAGAAGACCCGTTCGGACAGCCAGTTACGGTCAAGGAAGAGATTGCGGTTGACAACGTTCTGGTAGCGCCAGCGTCAACGGATGATGTTACTGCCGAGATGAGCTTGACTGGCAAGAAGATCGTGTATGAGCTAGCCATACCTAAAGGAGATTCGCACACCTGGGCCAATCGGCAGGTCAAGTTTTTTGGTCAGACCTGGCGAACTGTGGGCATTCCTCAGGAAGGCATCGAAAGCTTGATACCGCTGACGTGGAATAAGAAAGTGATGGTAGAGCGCTATGAGTAATTCTAAATTCGTTCTAAATCGTGCCGGTGTTGCACAGCTGCTCAAATCGTCCGAGATGCAGTCAGGGCTTAAGGCTAAGGCTAAAATCATTCGTGAACGGTGCGGCGATGGATACGAACAGGATGTATACGTCGGCAAGAATCGTGCAAACACTATGGTATATGCCGATTCCATCAAGGCAAAACGCAGTAATGCGAAGCATAATACGATTCTGAAGGCGGTGAATGCGGCACGTGATTGAACTCATTTTGAAACAGTATCTTGACAGTGTGCTTGATGTTCCCGTGCTTTTGGAGCATAAAACAGGCGTTACTGTACCGTATGTCCTGCTTGATAAAACGGGCGGTAGTGAGTCAAATCATTTGAAGAAGGCAACGGTTGCCATTCAATCGTACGGAACATCACTGTATAATGCGGCGAAGCTCAATGAGGATGTCATCCGAGCAATGGACGGGCTGACAACGGTTGAGAACGTCGGTGGTGCGCATCTTAACGGCAGCTACAATTTTACTGATACTGAAACTAAGAATTACCGCTATCAGGCGGTATATGATATTAACTATTTGTAAGGAGGTCATATAATGGCAACAACAGTTAAATATGTCACGAACGCAAAACCTAAAGTCGGCGGTGCCATTTACAGCGCTCCGACCGGGACGGCATTGCCGACTGACGCAACCAGTGCGCTTAATGCAGCGTTTAAGTGCCTTGGATACGTGTCAGATGACGGCATTCAGAATTCGGATGAACGCAAGACTGATGATATCAAGGCTTGGGGCGGTGACATCATCAACTCCGTCCAGAAGGAAAAGACGGATACGTTCAAATACACTTTGGCCGAAGTGCTGAATGTTGACGTTTTGAAGGAAGTGTATGGTGATGCCAATGTCACAGGAACGCTTGACACAGGGGTAGTCGTTAAATCGAATTCAACTGAGCTTAAAGAACACGTGATTGTCATTGAGCTGGTGTTGAGGGACAATGTGCTGAAGCGAATTGTGATTCCGCAGGGGAAAGTCACCGAAATTGGCGAAATCAAGTATGTTGACGGCGATGATGTCGGCTATGAAACCACCGTTACCTGCTTCCCCGATGACAACTCAAACACGCACTACGAGTACATTGTTAAACCAAAGGCGGGAGGTGATCATAATGCTTAAAGGCAAGACAAAGACAGGATTTGAGTACGAATTTGATGAAAAAATCTTGAAGAACTATGAGTTAGTCGAGTTGCTGGCAGAGGTTGACGATAACCCGCTTGTCTTGCCTAAAATCTTTAAGATGTTACTCGGTGATCGAGTCGATGAACTTAAGAACCACGTTAGAGACGAAGAAGGGGTTGTTGATATCGAGAAGATGTTGGTTGAATTTCAAGACATTTTCTCAACTCAGGCCACCTTAAAAAAATAGTATTCCTTGCCGCTGCCATTAACACAGATGAGGATGCGCTGATATGCGACCTGGCTGAAACGTATGGCATTTACAATTACAGACAGCTACCTGCATACCGGGTAGCTGTTTTTTGCTATGGCTTAAGGGACGATTCTCGCATAAAAATGGCAATGGCTGACATGCGATATACGCTTGATACGCTTTTGTCTGCGGGCATTCTAGACAGGTTAAGCATTCTCATCTGGCAAAAAACAGAGGATGCGCAAACCGGCAAGAACAGACCAGCAAGCGTAGTAGATTTGCTGACAGGCAACGCACAAGAGCCTGAGACTGAAAATATATCATTCGCAAGCGGCAAGGAGTTTGAAGAAACACGCAACAAAATTTTGAAAGGGGTGGAAGCTGATGGCGATTGAGCTCGGCAAAGCTTATGTGCAAATCGTGCCTTCCGCTAAAGGAATTTCAGGCGGAATCACAAATCAAGTTGTTCCCGCAGCCGATGCAGCCGGCCGTACCGGCGGACTGACCCTTGGCAAAAAGTTAGCCGCAGTCGCTTCTGCCGCAATCGCGGCTGCCGGTATCGGTAAGGCGATCGCAGCTTCGATTGAAGAAGGCGGCAAGCTGCAGCAGTCAATCGGTGGTGTAGAGACGCTTTTCAAAAGCTCGGCAGGTATGGTTAAGCGGTATGCGCAGGAAGCGTACCGGACAACCGGCGTGTCGGCTAACTCATACATGGAAAACGTAACCAGTTTTGCGGCGTCCCTTGTGTCGTCGTGCGGTGGTAACACGAAAAAGGCCGCAAAAATGGCCAATACCGCAATGACTGACATGGGCGATAACGCTAATAAAATGGGCACCGATATGGAACTAGTTCAGGAAACGTATCAATCTCTTGCTCGTGGCAACTATGAAATGTTGGACAACTTGAAACTCGGTAGAAAAACCATAGCCGAGTATAAACCTAGTGAAAACGGTGAAACTCTAAGTTTAGTGGCTTAGACAATACCGTGCTAAGCAAGAATTAGATGCGGGGATATCAATTTTCTTATAAGAACGGTAAGCGTTCGATTTATAATTCTTGAAAGTGTAACGACTATCGAAACAGAGAAAACACCTGAAAGGGTGTTTTTTTAATGGAGTAGAGTAGGATTCAAGCGAATCCGAAGCGCTAGGGTGCAAGATTATATGCACAAAAGATAGTCTATTCTGCATGGCGACATGCAGCAGCCCTAAACGGGCGGTCATGAAGTAGCGAATCATGGCGAATACGTACCTAGTATGGTGGTACTAAATCCGAAATGGAACGACTGATGAAGGACGCTGAAAAGCTGACGGGGGAACACTACACTGTCGGCGATTTTGGCGATACTGTCAAGGCAATCCATGCGGTTCAGGAACATCTTAAGATTACGGGTACAACGGCCAAGGAAGCATCAACTACGCTTCAGGGGTCGTTCAACTCGATGAAAGCATCGTTTCAAGATGTTCTTGGCAATCTATCTGACGGGGAACTGGATATCACGCCATCGCTGAACGCTTTGGCGACAACCACGTCTAACTTCCTGTTTAACAACTTCTTGCCAATGGTTGGCAGAATTTTTAAGAATCTGCCTGGTGCGATAGGCACATTTATTCAGGCGGCAGCTCCCAATGTTAAAAAGGGCATTCAAGGACTGTTTTCAAATCTTGGTATTAAAATCGATTTTTCAAGTATCACGTCAAGCTTTTCAAAAATCACGTCGGCAATTCAGCCGGTTGTTAATACAATTAAAAACAGCTTTTCGCATTTGAATTTCAGCGGATTACAGTCGCTTGCCAATGCGATTCTGCCGGCGGTTTCAGCCGGTTTTTCTTCCTTTGCTTCAGTCGCAGGCCCCGCTGTCAGTGGAGTGGTCAAATCGTTCGCGTCACTGTGGAATGCGGCTCAACCGCTAGTCAAAGTGATTGTCAATGCGCTTAAACCGGCATTTCAGGTTTTAGGTGCATTCCTGGGCGGCGTGTTCAAGGGTGTTTTGAACACGATTAAATTTGCTTTTGATGCGCTTAAGGTCGTTATCCAGGTCATCACGCCGATTGTCAATGTCGTTGTTGCAGCTTTTAAGGCATTTTCACCGGTTTTGACAGCTCTTGCTTCGTTTATTGGTCAGTTAGTCGGTCAGTTCGGTGGTCTGGGCGGTGCGGCTAAAACGATGAAGAACGTTGTCAGCACTGCGTGGAACGGAATCAAGGATGGTGTAAAGCTCGCTGGTGAAGGCGTCAAGGGTGTAGTCAACGGTTTGAAAATCGCATGGAACAGTTTGAAGTCTGCCGGTAATGCCTTGCGGAGTGCAGTATCAGGAGCATGGCATGGATTAGGCAGCGTTGTTTCCAGCGTATCCGGCGGTGTACGCGGAGCCGTCAGTGGCGCTAAGGCAGCATTTAGCGCATTCGGCCGTGGCGTCTCCAACGTATCTAGCGGCGTCAAGGGTGTTTTGGGCGGTGTTAGGTCTGCATTTAACGGATTGCGGAACATCAATTTATGGCATGCCGGTGCAGCTATCATGAACGGTCTTCTGAGCGGTCTCAAATCCGCTTGGGGAGGTGTCAAGCACTTTGTAAGAGGTATTGCCAAGTGGATTAAGAAACATAAGGGCCCTATCAGCTATGATAAAAAACTGCTGATTCCGGCCGGCAATGCAATCATGGCCGGGCTTAACGGGGGATTGGTAAACGGATTTGAAAACGTTAAGTCAACCGTGCTGGGCATGAGTGGTACGATTGCTGATACGCTGACTGCTAATCCGGTTGCCGCGATTACCGCAACCGGAAACGTTGACTCAGGCATGGCCACCGCTTGCGCTACACCGGTTGTAATCAATTTGACGCTTGGAAACAGTGATTTTTCCGCTTTTGTTGACGATATCTCAAAAGCGCAAGGGACTAAAGCACAGTTCCAACGCAACTACAAATTTTAGGAGGAGGGGTTAGATGAAATCTCAAGTGGCGTTTAGTTATGGCGGCCATTGCTTGGATAGTAGCGTAGACGGGTTCATTACGCTTTCTGTATCTGGCAGAGGCGGGTTTACCCGTGCGGTAACTGCTACGGATTTGGCCAGCGATGGCGCCAAATATCTGAGTTCGCGTCTAGAATCGAAAAAGCTGACGATTAAGTTTTTCCTTAAATCCGCCAGTCTGGATGATTTGATGGCCAAGTTGGGTAATCTCAAGCAGATTACTGCAGCTAAGAATACCGTCGTTTCGTTTGCCGATGATCCACTGTATAAATATGTGGGCACAGTGACATCGGTTACGCTTGACGATACTACGCTACACCCGACAGGCTCGATTGAAGTAACGTTGAGCGACCCGTATTGTTATTCAATCACACGGCAAAAAACAGGCACTGGCAAAACGGTTGCTTTTGCCGATTACGATAGTGAATTTTCTAACATCCCTCTTTCGGTTGAATTTACGCCTAGTTCAGCCATCTCTGCTTTTCAGATGACAAGCAATCAGGGCAAAAAGTTCCTGCTCAACCAATCGGTTTCAGCCGGAAAAAAGATAGTGGTTGATTTTAGAACGTTGTCATGCACCGTCAATGGTGCAAGCGTATTGTCGAGCGTATCGCTTAACAGCAACTTCGCCGATTTTACGATCGATAAGAATACGACGCTGACGTTTAACTCAAGCGGCGAGTATGTAGTCAGATTCGAGGTGAAAAAATTGTGATTTTGTATCAGCTAAATAAAAGACAGGATGTTATCGGCATAGCATCATCAGATATTTTAAGCGCAACATTTGAAGAGCAGATTAACACAGCTGGCAGTTTGAAATTCACCGTTGCTAAAAAATTGCGTGATGACTGTCTGTACGTATTGTTTCAACGTCCAAGTGCAACAACGTATATGTGCTTTAAAATCTTGACCGAAACTCAAGAAGACGATCAGGTCAGCTATACCGCAGTCGAATCGGCATACGACGAACTGGGCGCATACTCATATATTAAGGATTTGAGACCACAAAATCGAACTGCCAAAGAAATGCTGACGCAAATCCTTGCACAAACACGGTATTCGGTTGGCTATGTTGCTGACACCGGCACGCAAACAACCAATTTCTACTACACGACCGTGCTAGCCAGTCTGCAGAGCGTGGTCAACTTGTTTAACTTGGAAATCACGTTTGACGTTGTTTTTGATCCGATTGACAACCAGGTCAAAAGGCGATTGGTTAACCTGTATCAGCAACAAGGAGCTAGGACGGGGCGACGGTTTGAGTACGGCGACAAACTGTTGAGTGTAACACGTGAACAATCTAGCGATGAACTGGTAACTGCATTGGTTGGTCGAGGTTCGAGCGTTCAAGTGAGCGAAGGAACAGACGGAAGTCCTGACGGTTATAGCCGGAAGATAACCTTTGCCGACGTTGTTTGGAAAAAATCAGCGGGCAATCCGCTTGATAAGCCAGCTGGCCAAGAATATCTTGAGGACCCGTCCGCAACGGCCGTATATGGCTTTTCTGACGGTAAACCGCGAATCGGCTTTGTCGAATTTGACAAAATCAATGATAAAAATTTATTGATAAAGGCAACGTATGACAAGCTGCAAGAACTCAAGCGGCCTAAAGTATCGTTTAAAGCGTCAGTTACTGATGTTGGCAATCTGTCACTGGGCGATACCGTTGCAATTATCAGGCATGACTTAAAAATAGAGTATTCCACGCGCGTGTATAAGGTCACTCACGATTTACTCAACGCGCAAAACAACACAGTTGAACTGGGGGATGATTTCCAAAAAGCAAGCATCACGTCAACAATCAGTGCAGTACAAGACACCGTGCAATCAGCTAAAGAGTATTCACAGTCTGCCCTGCAATCGGCAAACGGCAAGAACACCAACTTCTATGGTGCTAATCAGCCATTGTATGCCGTCGAAGGTGATTTATGGTACAAAGATCTGGGCAACGGCGAAACTGAAATGTACCAGTACAAAAACGGAAACTGGGAGCTAATCACATCAACCGCCGAACTGCATAATGTGCAGAAAGAAGTTAATCAGGTTATCAAAGACGTCAACGCACAATTTAAAGAAATCGATGACAAGTACGTACCTAACGAAACTTACCAGACTGAGAAGCAGGCTTTTTCCACGGCCGTGACTAAAGCCTCGGAAACGGCAAAGGCGGCAAAGGCAACTGCGGATACTGCCTCTGAAAATGCAACAGAGGCTAGCAGTGTTGCTGCCGAAGCACGTACTAAAGTTGAAGACATTGTAAAAAACGTTGAAGAGAACGGAGCTGCAATTGGAGAAATCAAGTCAGATGTCAGCGGCGTAAAAGCCACGTATGCCACGCTCGATAGCAAGGTTACGTCAGTGTCGGCTAGAGCGGGTGCAGTTGAAGCAGCACTGAGCGACGGAAAAGGCGGGTTGATCAGTGTTAAAGCTGAAAATAACCGAATTGAATCCCTCGTTGATTCTAAAGTCGATGACAGTGAATACAACACTTTTAAGCAACAGACATCGACCACGCTAAGCCAAAAAGCCAACAAAACCGATTTGAACGGATATGTAACAGGGACACAATTTAAACAGACGGCAGATAAAGTTGACACGCTCGCAAGCGATGTCAAGTCTGTAAAGACCAAGGCCGAAAACATTGAAAGTACGATGAAATCGACAAGCTTCGCGAACAGCGTTGTTAAGGCAAGCGGCATCGACACGAAAGTAGCCGGGTATGATACTACGATTCGGAAGCTGATCGGTAAGGATGGGACAACCGGTGATTTGAACACGTTAGTATCTGCCTACAGCAACGAAACCAGTCAAACAAAAAAGCAAACAACTAACTTGATCAGTGCGCTTGATTATAATGGGACAACCGGTAATTTTGGCAGCGGATTTGCCAAAAAAGTTGCTGATGCATACGGTACGACAGAAGCGTACAAGGCGCTTAATGGCAAAATCGACGGTTTGCAGATTGGGGGAGCGAATCTGTTGGACGGTAGCTCAATGGAAAGCACAAAATTCGGAAACTACTCATATAACAGCATGACGTGCAAGGACGGTTGGACACTGCTTACGTCTTCGTCAGCAGCATCGGGTCGTCGAGCCTGGTACTATATTCTTCCCGTCGGACAGCCAGAGCCTGGAACATACACGGCTAGTCTTGATGTCAAACTGATAAGTTGCAAATCAGAACTGCCAAAAGCGCAAGTGATGATACGTGAGCGATCCAACTGGCATGGATACGCAATTGGCGAAGAACTTCCGCTGAAAGTCGGGGAAACTGTTCGTATGAGCGCAACCGGGAGTGTTCCATCTTCAACCTCCGCAATGAAAATTGATATAGAATTTCTTACCACAAGTACGTTTGTAGGTCAAATTGCTATCCGCCACGTCAAACTCGAAAAAGGCAACAAAGCAACTGACTGGTGTATGTCGGATGGGGACATCAACAAGCGCATACAGGATCAAGCTGACACACTGACTGCATATCAGGCAGAAGTCAAGCGGACATATGCTTTGTCATCGTCGGTTTATACCAAGACGGAAACGCAGACTAGAGAGAATGTGCTTAAAAATTCAACCATCAGTGACTTGAAAGCTACTGACGATTGGAAAAAATTAATCAAGATCAATCAGAACTCAAGCTGGATCCAAGACGCAACCGGTTTCCAACAACAAGCGTGGAAATACAATCTTGATTCGAGCAGCGAGCTTATCGGAAAGAAGAGTTTTGGAGACGGGAATGTTGGGGAGTGGACGTGCAATGACTTCAAAACCAAGGCTGTTATCAGCAACATTAGCGGCTACACTGCATATGGGTATACCAAGTGCATTTGTACGACTAACGCCAATGACCTGTACTGGAATGTCGATTGCAAGGTGAATCCTGGCGACAAGTATTATGTAGAGCTACTAGTTCCCAACTTTTACAGTGCACATGGCGGACGCACAATAAACGTTAGGGGTCTCTTTAGGTACACTAAAGACGGAAAAACTGCTTGGCAACCGGGACCATCTGGTCAAGTTGCAGGCAGTACTACTGGGTGGATTAAAGGTATCATAACCGTGCCAGACGGCATCACAAGCGTAAAGCCATGCATATCAGTCAAAGACGGTGGGGTTACCAGCGCTGTCCATCTGACATATGCCAGCTTTACAAAACTTGATAACTACACTCAGTCAAACATGACGTCAATCAAGCAGTCATCAGACGGTATCGGATTAAAAGTTGCCCAACTCGTCGGGGGTTCTGACATATCGAAAATCGACATGACTAGTGCGGCAGTCAAAATTGATTCAAAGCATATCCTGCTGAATGGCGATGTTGCGATTGACGGGACGACTTTTGCGAAGAAGATAAAAGCAACTGGTATCACGGCCGACATGATGTTGGCTGGCACCATCGATGCAGCCAAAATCAACGTCATTAATATCGATGCGTCTAAAATCACCACCGGCGTGCTGACGGCTAAAATTGCAAAGCTGATGGGTAGCAACAATTCGTGGATGAGCTTAGACGGGTCAGGAATACATGCTGAAGGTGGTACAGCCGCTAACAAGGATCAGTGGGCATTTGATCTTGGCAGTAGAGGGTATCATATAAAGCGCCAAGAAAAAAAATCGGGTGATTATCGTTGGACAGGCGGGCTAGCTTACGGCGAAAATATGGCAAACACGAACGCGAACGGGTTAGGCTTGATAGTTTGCCCAAGTAGCAGCGGCGGTAATGGGGATGAAATTTCGATAGGCAAGGTTGTTAAAGGTAATTTTGACGGCGGTTATGAATGGAACGCTTCGATGAAGTGGTCTGCGACAGGGTATGGTGGTGTCGGCACAGGCTTCCACTGGTACGATACGTGTACATTGGAAAATGACAAAGCACGCACAATTTATACGGGAGGAAAGGATCCCTTCTATATCAGGAACATACGCTGGGGTAACAGTGGCTACTATTATCCATCTATACAGGTTGGTTACAACGAAAATACTAAATCATCATCAGGAATCGCGTTTCGTTGGGACGATATAAAGCCGTGGGGAACTATGAACATGGAAAATGTGGAAATTTCCTGTGGTGCTTCTAACAAGCTGAGATTTACGTGGTGTCAGTGGTCCAACTGGTATCAGCAATGGAAGATACCTGCGATTTCCAATCGAGTTTCACCGACATCCGGGATTGCCTTTGCTTCAGGCGGAATCCGAGAGTTTGCCGGGTCCAAGGTTCGCGATTTATAAAATAGGAGGAAATAATATGGCTTTGAAAAAAACAATTGTTCTTACGGATACAATCGAAAATGCTAACGGCGACGAAATTGCCGAAATGCAAACATACCTAACGGGGGATGGTAGCACACCTGTCATTAGGACGATGGGGTTATCAGAGCCGATTGGTTATTCTGATGATGGCAGGGCTATTTTGCCTGAGCAAGATGATAAGGTTATCGAGAAACGTCAACAGGAATTTATGGCAGCAGCCATCGGGGAGCAAAAAACATTGTGTAAAGAGAATGGTATCGATCCGTCATTAGTTAACATCATTGGAGCAGAAAATAAGGAGAATAAGTAATGGATACTGAAAAATTACAAAAAATCATCAGCAATCTTGCTGCTGAAATTGGTAATCTCAATATTAAATTAGCTAACTTGGCAGTTGAAAATGAAAAATTGCAACAAATGGTAGCAGAAGAAAATCAAAAGAAAGAAGAGGATTAGCGATGGCACTTACAAAGCAGAAAACAGTCAACCTTTCTGGAGAATCAAAGATAGGAGATGAATTGGTGGCACGTTTTTCGGCGCAAGTATCATCTAATGATGCGTTGAGTCAAGATATCGTTACAACAATTGCCAACGTTGATCTTTATCGCAAGAATTCCAAAGCTGTAAGAGATGATGCAAATTCGTTCAGAGAATTTGTTTACGCTGTGCAAGACCAGGTTTACTCAGAAACTGAAACAGAATAATAACTATAGCTGCGGGTGGGTGGGAGGATAAAAAGGAGTGATTAAATGTTGCATATAGAATACATCAAACATCTGTCGGCGCTGATTGATAACCCTGTTTTCTTTGCGTTTTTCCTAGCGGTTCTAATCGACGTCATGACGGGGTTCGTAAAATCTCTGATTAATAAAAACACTACGAGTTCTAAAGGGTTATCAGGGCTTATTAAACACTCGACTCTGCTGTTGATTGCCAGCGTGCTATATCCGTTCTGCGATATCTACGGAGCAAGCGGCATGGCAGACACGCTTTTGATTTTCTATATCCTGTTTTATGCGATTTCCATTACGGAGAATTTAGGTCAGATGGGGATTCCGATTCCGTCTTGGCTTAAAAAATACATTTATAAGTTATCCGATGATTATCGAGGTGATG